ATAATAAAGATTGTCTTCTTGTAAAAAATAAAGAGTATCGTAATCAAAATATAGATAAAATACATGAACAAAAAAAAGAATATAGAAATCGTGAAGAAAATAAAGAACATATCAAACAAAAATGCAAAGATTATTTACCTATTCGTAAATTAAAAATAAAAGAAAAACGGAAAACAGATATTAATTTCAAAATGTCAGAAATATTAAGAAGTAAAATTCATAAATTATTAAAAAATCAAAAAACATCATATACTAAATATATTGGATGTGATATAGAATTTTTAAAAACATGGATTGAATATAGATTTGACGAAAATATGAATTGGAATAATTTTGGAAGTTATTGGCAAATAGACCATATACTTCCAATAAATAAATTCAATTTTGAAAATGAGATTGATAAATATATTTGTTTTCACTGGACTAATTTACAACCTTTATCAGGAATAGAAAATAGACAAAAATCTAATAAATTACTACTACACTACTACTTTAATAACATTGTAAATGTTAATCGCTTTAATACAAAATATACACAATATTTGGGGTACCAAACTGTAAATGAAAGTTTGCAGTGGCTGAGAATAGAACTCAGGTATGGTAAAAATCCTCCGTATGACGATGTTGTTACAACATCTGAAATTGGCAATCCGCAGCCAAGCCTCTAATTCCATAATGATAAGGAAATGAGGAAGGTTCAACGACTAAATGGTTATGGGTTTGAGAAGTCTAATCAACTTCAATGATAACTTAAGATATAGTCTAGTCCCCTGCATAAATCTCAATATGTAATAATTAATCGAATTGAGATTGCAGATAAATACTACGAAAGTAGGGGTATAAGTGATTCGTACAGTATCACGAAGTTAAGATTAATTTGGATATCAGACCTATTGATGAATGTCTTTGGGCCGTTACAACACTCAGCTGCAACACCAGTCCAACAAATGCCGCATCTGGCCAGTATCCGATAGGAACAACTGTCCCGGCATCGATTGCATACAACCAGTCTTTGGTTGCTGCATCTCTGTATGTTGACTATGTTTTCCTCGACACTGACGAGCGCAGACGCTTCGCGCAAAATCCGCATGAGTATTTGATAGACCAGCTTCAATTCACGGGTGACGAGTCGGTTGGTAGCTCAAGTAACAAGATTAGACTGAACTTTAACCACCCCGTAAAGGAATTGATATGGGTTGTTCAGCCTGACCAGAATGTTGATTACTGCTCATCTCTGTTGTGCGATTCTACATTGTTCAAAGTTCTTGGTGCTCAAGCATTCAACTACACGGATGCGATTGATGCTCTTCCAAATGCTATCCATGCATTCGGTGGCCCATCTGAGGTTGCTGGTGCAGGTGCATTCATTGATGCTCGCGGTCTTTTCCAAGATGCGGGTGCTGAGGATGCATACATGAATGCTGGATTCACAGGATACTGGCATGGAGGTGAATATGACAATGCATTGAATGAAACCAACTTTGGTGGCCCAGCGGTTCCTTTGGCGCCAGGCACAACGGCAGCTCAGATTGCTGCTCTTGGCTTGACACCGGCTCAGCTTGCTGGAGGTGACCACAATGGTGGGTCATCTGTCTCTGATGCCGGAACTTTCGTTCTTTCGGAAACATCTTTGGACATGCATTGTTGGGGCCAGAACCCGGTGGTTGTTGCCAAGATTCAGCTCAATGGCCAGGACCGTTTCTCTGAGCGTGAAGGTTCTTATTTCTCGTGGGTTCAGCCATACCAGTGCCATACAAGATGCCCAGATGAAGGCATCAATGTGTACTCTTTTGCTCTACGCCCTGAGGAACACCAACCCTCGGGCACGTGCAATTTCTCCAGAATTGATAACGCCACACTCCAACTTGTGCTCTCAAATGCCACAGTTGAAGGAACAAAAACGGCAAAGGTCCGTGTTTATGCAACAAATTATAACGTGCTCAGAATCATGTCGGGCATGGGAGGCCTTAACCAAGCAATTTATTTGCTAAGCAGGGCCCAACAGTTGGCTGCCATATTAGATATTTGTTTTCTAATATGGATAAACAGTGTAAAACAAATATGCAATAGTGTTTTAAATATTGCATTATATAACCAGCTAGTCTCAGTTTGACTATCAAGTCAACAAGAGGCAACATTTCTAAATTGCAGGAAACTCCTTAGAGCCTTTTCTACTACTTTGTTGTGTGAAAATACAGCAAAAACCCAGGGTAATGACCTAGGGCATAGTAATAACGAAAAGGATTGGACAATCCGCAGCCAAGCTCCTAAGTGCGCTATACAAGCATATGGAGAAGGTTCAGAGACTATAATGGAGTGGGTCTGAGAAAGCTAGTAACTTTCAGTGATGACTTAAGGGATAGTCCATCTTGTATCAAAAAATACAAGCATCAATGTGCTTACTCAAATTAAGCGCTTGGTTACACGATATATTTATATTGTTATTCATAAATAAATGATATTGATTTTAGTATCATTTATTTAACATATTGCTTTGCTAGTTGGCAAACCTATTTGATATTTATATAATTTTAATGAGACAGAAAAAGATGATGTATGTTTAACTTACATCATCATTATAAATACAATTGTTATTTCTTATTTAATTTGCCAGTTAACAATATAAAATGCTAAAATACATGTAGATACTATGTACATGTATAAATATAACAATATATTGAAAACAACTTAAATAAAGGTTGTAATATAGAGTATAACACCCATGGATATAGTCAAAGCCTTTAACTCAAATGATTTACATACTGAAATTATAATTAAAGGAGATATAAATAATCCATTATTTCGTGCTAGTGATATAGGAACAGTATTAGAAATATCAAACATTAGAACCTCTATAAATGATTTTAATGAAAGTGAAAAGGTAGTCCATACTATGGACACCCTTGGTGGTTCACAACAAGTAACATTTCTTACTGAAAAAGGTTTATACAAAGTATTGTTTAAATCGCGAAAACCAATTGCAGAAAAATTTCAAAATTGGGTATGCGAAGTAATAAAAGAAATAAGATTAAATGGAGTATATGATTTACAAAAAGAATTAGAAAAATCACAAGAAGAAACAAAACAAGTAGAAAATATTAAGAAAAAAGAATATGACATAAAATTAGGAGAGCAAAAGATGATAGAAAGAGAGAAAATATTATTGAAAGAATATGAACCAATATGTTCATTAGTATATTTTGTAAAAGTTAAAACATTTGAAAATGGTACATATATTATCAAAATTGGAGAAAGTCGTAAGGGTATTACTGGTAGATATAATGAGCATAAAAGCAAACACGAAGAATGTTTATTATTAGATTGTTTTAAAGTAAATAATAGTTTAGCATTTGAATCTTTTTTACAAAAACATGATAATGTTAGATTAAATAGAGTTACCGATTTACCAGGACACGAATATGACACAGAACTTTTTTTAATTGGAAAAAATTTATCTTATCAAACATTACTGCAAATTGCAAATCATAATCACGCACATTTTAATGATAATGATATTAGGAAACAAGAATTAGAAAATGCTAATTTAAAAATGATGATTGAACTAAAACAAAATGATAATAGTAATGTTTTAATTCTTGAATTAATCCAACAAGTCAAACATTTATCTAGCAAAATGGATAATCTTGAAAAATCAAATAAAGAAATGTTGGAAAAGTTTAATTCGGCACAAACAAAAACTACCACTAATTTCAATCAACCATTAGTAACATTAGGACCAAAATTACAACAAATAAATCCAGAAACTATGTTATTAAATAAAGTTTATGAATCTGTTGCTGAATGTATAAAAGAATCTAATTTTATATTAAAACGACCGAGTATTGTAAAAGCAATTAATGAAAATATAATTTATCATGGATATCGATGGGCATTTGTAGATAGACTAATTGAAGATTCAACAATTATTGTTAATATTGCTGAAACAAAGCAAACAAAGGTTCAATGTCTAGGTTATATCGCAAAATTGAATAAAGATAAAACAGAAATATTAAATGTATATTTGGATAGAAAAACAGCAGCTAGTTGTAATGGTTATCAATCCAGTTCAGCATTAGATACACCAGTAAAAAAGTTTAGTTTAACAAATGGTCATTATTATGTTTTATATAATGTTTGTTTGGAAGAAAAATTAATGTCCAATTT